CTTTTTGGTCTTCTGGGTTAACGCCTTTCATTGTTTCAATTTTATCAGGCATACCTTGTAGCGGACTCTCTGGAATAAATGGAGGCATAACAGGAGTATTGACCGCATTTGCATCTCCAGGAATTGTTTGAGTTCCACTTGTAATTTCAATACTTGGATAACCATTAACATCTCCTAAAGAGAGATTTTTTGGTAAATAAACTGTGCCTTTACCATTATACATATCACGGAGCAAATAAGAACTTGCGAGTTCGTAGGTTATTAAATCATCTTGAATTGGAACAATCATTGATTGACCGAAGTTAGTTCCTGTAGGACAAGAAATATCGCCATCGCCATTTAAGAGTGGTTCAACACCTAAATTAATTAAACCTAATCTTTGTGGTTCGCCAATTCTTAAAGCACCATAATCATCCTTAATCAATTTTCTGATTTCTTCCGGAATTTCAGACCAACCAATTGTTTTCTTCATCATTGATCTGTTCGTTAAGTTTTGGAGTGATTGAGCACTTGCTCTGTGAACTACATATTCAACTGTTGGAATCAATGTGCCTTTTTTCTCTTTTGTAGCATAAGTTCCATCAGGGAGTTTTTCGATTTTACCTTCGCTTGGTCTCCAATATCTTTTTTCACAAATGTAGTAGTGGACATTGCCTTTTTTACCACGAGTATCTACATAAGAGCGGAGTAAGAATTCCGCTTCTTTAATTTCGCCTGTGAATGAAGAAAGGTAAACACAATTATCAAATCGCACACCTTCCCACCATAAATTACCATTTGCCTTTTTGTTAATCTTGATGAGCGATGTTCCAACGCCTAATGAATAACCAATCGCAGCTTTAACTGCTTTTTTAATATTTACTTTCTTTGCCCATTCACTTGTAAATTTAAGTGTTTCAAGAGCTGACGGATCATCTTTTGTCGTAACTCTAAAAATAAGTTTTTCGCCAACGATTTGTCTTGTTAAACCAGAAATTAAAGCACCAGCAATGTGGGTAGACATAATTCCTGTGCCTGGAGAGTGAATACTTGGAACATATCCATCTAACCATTGAACACTTGGTCTAATATATCTAAATGCGTAATCTTGGTAATAACCGGCAATCGCAGCAATAAAAAGAGAAGAGTTCGCAAACGAGTAAGTATCATTAACTACTTGAACTAATCCTGTTTGAAAAACACTAACACCTGCGTTTGGGACTACTGAATCCACAACCGAAACTTGCTTTTCTTCTGCCATAAGCGAATCTCCTCTAAATCAATTATGCTTTGTTATCTTCAGTTGATTCTGGTTCAACTGTTTGACCCTTCAATTGTTCACGGATCTTATTTTCTTTTTCAATTTTTTCGATAATTTCATCGGTTTTGCCAACGATGTCTTTAACACCTAAAAAGTCAGCGAGAACCATTAATAAACGAGTGATATCAATCAAACTTGTTAAACCTTGCTTGAGATAAATATTCTCTAATGTGCCTTGTCTAAACATCATTTGGTCTCTATTTCTTGGAGAGAGATAACGAATATCAAGTTCATTTTCTCCCATTTGGAATGTGCCATCTGTAATCTTGACAGGCATTTTGGCTTCTTCCACGATTTTGGCATAAAGTTCTTGTTGCTCTTTGTTTAAAACATGAGCCGCCTTTACTTTCATTTCATTCGCTTTTGCGATTCTATCGATATCTTCTTCCTTAATTCCCACATCGACATCTTCAATTTCAACTGTGCACTCGCCTGTTTCTTTAAGTTTTTTAACTTGCTCTTTTGTAAGAGTTATTGTTTCTTCGCTTTCTTCGGTAGCGACAACCTTTTCTTCTTCTTGTAACATTTGAATTACTCCTTTGTTGCTATTATATCACGAATTAGTTTAGTTTGTTTACCCATAATTTTCGCTATGTTGAAATATTGTATATTCTCTTGATTCTTAAACCAACTGATAATTCCATAAGTTGCGGCATCGCTAACATCGTTTGGAACAATCGGATCATAATTGTCTTGTTTCTCATTCCAAGTTAACATTTCCCATTGTTCTGCGAGCAAATTAACCTTTGTAGGCATCCATTTATTTTTAGTGTAAGATTTGTATCCACCGTAATCAATAATGATAATGTTGTTGTTGAGAATAGCACTTTGAACAGTTGAAACCATTTGTGGAACATTCTCTTTTACAACAGGATTAATTGAACATCTATCACTCAAGAAAAAGCGACATTCTGCAATTAGATCCGGAGCGGCACTATCAATAAACATCCAAACCGGAATTCTTCTCATTGTTGGGTGTGTTCTTGTTTCTCGTAATGTTCCCATTCTAAACATTCCTAACATATCTTCCATCCAATACACCAACAAGTTTTGAACAAGTTGATGATAACCAATAACACCATCGTTAATTGGATTGTGGTAGAAAATTGGTCCGATTACACTTTGTCCATTGTTAAGCAGAATAATTGGAACAAACGATGTGCAGTCACGGTTTACAGCTCCATCGCCACCTATTATACACGCCACAGGTCTAATATTACTTCTCTCTATAACTTGATTCCATTGGTCAATACTAATAACATGCTTATCCATTTTGAACATTGGATAAACAGAACCAAAGCCGCCTGTTCTATCGCCTAAATAGAACCATTTGTAATACTCATAATCTGTGATTTTTGTCTTTAATATTTCACGTAGGTCATAATCATTAATAAAAGGCAATATGTCTTTGTAGGTCAAATTGTAAACTCCCCAATCCGGATCAAATGTTTTCTCATCGATGAATTTAGAGAACCAATGACTCATTTGTGGTTTTGGATTTCCTAATATATATACACGAACATTCTCTCCATAGTGACGTCTTAAAGATGCAAGAGCTTCGTGTAAGTTTTGTTCATCCTTTAGTTCTTGTGTTTCTTCCAAAATAACCACTTTGATTTTGTGTTTTGGTTTAAAAGACTTGGTCCTGGAAGTGTTTGAACCACCATAACCAATAAAATAAATAGTTCCACCGTTTCCTCTTCTCTCTATTCTTAAAGGAGACTTTTTTAAGTGGAATTCTTCACTAATATTATCACCCATATCACGAATCGCTGCTTCAACTTCTGCATAGGATGAATCAGCTAATGATCCGTAACTAACACGAGCAACAACTACATCGTAATATGGATTTGCGAGCATTTCTAAAATGGCAATCTTGGCTGTATTGTTGGTTTTACCTCCAATTCGACCACCATAAAGAATATTATTGTTATACCCATCTTCCTGGATTTTCTTAAAGATAGCTGGCAAGCGAACAGTTATAGGCATTAAGCATTACCTTCTCCATTAATTGCTTTCTCAAGTTCTTCTTCCATTCGTTTGACTCGTTCTTCTGTTTCCTTTGATGTCGGATCAACATACTCAACACGAATTGGTGGGATAGCAATTTCTTTAGATTCTTCACTGCCTTTCAAATCGCTTGGTTTAGCAAAAAAGTCACCATAAGTTCTTTCCAGGAACCACATGGAGCCGCTTGCATTAATTCTACTACTTTTATCTGTGGAATCTTTTATTTTAATTAAGTGTTGGAGAGCAACTTTTGAGCGGATCCTGTCGCACTCGTGAATTACCTCATAACACTTATTTGCGAATTTTCTAAATTTAGAGTCGTTTTTATAAGCAAGGACAGATTCTGCAGTTGGTTCAATATATGTTCCAATTCCGGTTCTTTTTTGTGAAGCTATTGATTCACTCACATCACGAACTTGTTGTAATGAAACTCCGGAATGAAATTTGTTTTCCATACTTTCCAAATCTTCTTGGGATTCAGCTTGTTCAACTATACAAGCAACCGCTACCCAATAAAAGTAAGTCGACCTGGAAATTCCTGCAAATTGAAGAGCAAGTAAAAGCGGAGCACCACCTTTGAGAGCAGTGTATAAATCTTCTAATTGTTCATCGTTTGCTTTAAAAACATTTTTCTTCATCTGATTACTTCCCACTATTTTAGGATATCACGAAACATTTTCAAACACAAAAAAATCCGTTGAACATTTATGGAATGGAGGTATTTCAACGGATCAATCGCACAATCTTTTATTGTGCTTTGTAAGACATACTGCAATGAATATAAGTTATGTTTTTTAGAAAGGGATTTTTATATGCCTTACATAGAAATCAGGATGAACATTTTTCAATATCCTACATATATATTATTATATACTTACAAGAATAACAACTGTTTTTGAGTAAAAATAAAAGGAGAAAGGGATTGGAAAACTTAAAAGGAGTAATACAATCGTGGGAATACCTTTCTCCCATAAAAAATTGTATCAAACTCTAAAATATTTACAAGAATATAATAAAAATGATGAAAACAATACCGGATCAGCTTGTCTGAAATGGTATTAATATAATTAATAATGTGGTCAAAATTATTTCTTTCTTTTTTCTTTCTTTTTGATTTAATATCACATATTAAATCGTTCTATTTTTAAATCTTTACACATTTATATATTTATACATTTATACATTTACATATTTATATCTTTACTTTATTAGTAATCTTAAAGGATAAGTTGCCCACGCGTGCATGAGGCAAAAAATATCATCTTTCTTGTTGCATTGTGCAATAATATGATTTAATATATAGGTGCTTGGGAAGGAAAGGGAAAGCGATGAAGAAGAGAACTATTGAAGAATTACACGATAAAGAAATTGGGCATCGTAAGTTCGCAAAGGTTTGTGATTTACTCGTTGAGCAAGGTCACAAGGTTGAGAACATTGTCGAGTTTTACGAAAAGTTTAGGTTTGATGTCGATGGTTTTTGGTTTGAATATAGCAAGGAATGGAAAGCAAGTTCCAAGAACTATGTTGATTACTTACTCAATATGCTCAAAATGAAAAAGATTATGGCAAAAGAACCTACAAGGAGTTTTAGATTATGAAAGTAGATGTTGATGAAACAAAGATTTTGGGAGCAGTAGCTGTTCTTGAAAATTATCTTGATGGAGCATTAGCAGACTTTGAGGACGACCAAGTAGAAAATGTCGAGTTTCTTGAAGATTGCATATATGTTCATAGACTATTAGATTTGGTATTAACGCATGGATGGAAAGCACTCTCTGGCGATGAATACACCGAAAGGTTCAATAAGAAAATGCAAGAAAGAAAAGGAGGTCTACAATGAAAGTAGAATTAACAAAATTAGAACTTACCAATTATAGAAACATTAGTCATGCGACCTATGTGTTTGATGGTAATTCAAAAATCGTGGGAGACAATAGGATTGGAAAGACTAACACTCTTGAAGCTATTGTGTTTCTTCTCACAGACAAATTATTAAATGGTGGAACGGATCTTGCATCCATTAAACCATTAAACGACACCAAATTAGAAGTTAAGGTGGAGGGAACATTTAAAGTTGGCGATAAAGAAATTACTATTCGCAAGGAATATGGAGAAGATTGGGTTACCGCTCGTGGAACCACTGAAGTCTCATTTAAAGGTCACCACTTAAACTATTACTACAATGGTGTAAAGCAAAAGACTCAAAGAGATTTCTATGCCTTGTTTAACGAAGATTTCCAACTAAATGCTCTTAATGTTAAAGGCATTGAGGGTGCTCGTGCTCTCACTGATCCGTTCTACATTGGTAATTTAGGCGAAACAGACTCTTGGAAAGACTTGCGTGCATTTATTATTTCTTTAATAGGAGACGTGGATGACGCACAAGTATTTATTAATAACCCAACTTTAAGAATGATTGAAGATGATTTAGCTGCGGTCAATGGAAGAGTTGATGAACTCAAGAAATCATACTACAACCAAATCAAAGGTTTGAATGAACAACTACTTGGAGATGATGCTCAAATTGATTTACTTGAAAAAACCGATTCTCCAACCGAAGAAGAATATGCAGTTGCGAAAAAAGGTTTGGAAGAACTTGAGCAAGATATCGCTCGCATTAGTGTTGATGGAAATGATGATGCCGCTTTAGTTGAACTTGATAAGCAAATTAATGAAACTCAACTCAACATTATTCAATTACAACAAGCGGATCTAAAAAAGGATTCCACAAAAGAGCTTCGCACACAATTGGAAGATGCGAATAGAAAATATCGTGATTTACTTATTAATAAAGCGAATATTTCTAACGATATTAAAAACAACTCAACCAGGATTGAAAGTTTAAGGAACCAAGTTGGTTTATGTGGTAAAAAGAGAGCAGAAATTGTTTATGAACTAAAACAACTTGATGAACAACTTGCTCATCCAACATTTGAAAGCACATGTCCAACTTGCGGTAGACCATTAGAGGGAGAGCAACTTGAAAATGCTCGCTCCAAGTGGGAAGAAGAAATCCAAAAGCAAAGAGAAGCACTTATTGCTCAAGGTAAAGAAAATGCAAAAATTAAGAGTATTTACGAGAACTCTTTAAATGATGAAGAGAGTCAACAACCAAAACGAATTCAAGCATTGGACAACCTTAAAGTAGATATTGATACAACTCTTGCAGAAATTGAAAGGTTAAGCAAACTTATTAATGACGCTCAAAACCAACCAATTGAGATTAATCCTAAAATCGGAGAACTCCAAGAACAAGTAAAAGAGTTACTCGAAAGAAAAGAACAAATTAAAACTGATGCCGCAGCAATGCGAGCAATGGTTCAAGAGAAGATTCAAGATAAGTTAGAAGCTAAAGTTCCATTTGCTAACACTGTTTCAGACTATGAATATGCTAAAAGGCAAAAAGAGAAACTTGTTGAGATTCGCCAATTAAAGAAGTCTCATCAAGCTGAACTCGCTATGTTTGAACAAAAGAAAGAACTTATTAACTTATTTATCAAAACTAAACTTTCATTAATTGATGAGAAAGTTCAAAAGATATTTGGAAACATTAAGTTCCAACTTATTAAAGAGAACATTAACGGTGGATATGATTCTGTTTGTAAACCTTATATCTACGACATCGAGAAAGATGAAAGCACTAATGTTTCCTGGAAGAGTGGTTCAAAGTCCGAAAGAGTTGTTACAGGAATTGCTATTTGCGAGAAAATAAAAGTTGCTCTTGGATTACCAGATCTACCATTCCTATTTGATGAAGGTGGAGAGATTTCTACAGAAACATTTGATTCAAAATTCAAAACCAATTCGCAATTAATTTGTGTTAAGGTTATGGATAATATTAAAACACCAATGGTTATGAAAATATAAGGAGGACTAAACCAATGGAAGAAAAAAAAGAACTTGTGCTATCTGGCACACAAAAATTCCAAGTTGATATCGTTAACTTGGTAGACAAAGGACTTGAAGAGTCTGGAGCAAAATTTACCGACTATGGAAGAACATGTGTTATTAATGCAATGGCATCGTTTATTACCGTTTGTCGCAACAATGATTACGACCTAAAGAAAATTGACCAAACAACATTGAAAATTGCTCTTCAAAATGTGGGATTTACTGAACTCAACTTTGCCGCTACACCAGCAGAAGCATACTTCGATATTAGAAAGAATGATGGTGGATATTCTGTTTCCATTAAACCACAAGGAGCCGGAAACGAAAAACTTACACGAAAGTTTGGAGTGAACCTTAAAGATTTAAAATCAGCTATTCTTGTTCGTGAAGGCGATGATTACACATTACCAGGATTTGATGGAGAAAAAATGACTCCTTTCAAATGGCAACCAAAATCGCTTGATGCTAAAGTCATAATGGTTGTGTATCCTGTTGTTAAGAATGATGGAACAATGGAATACTTAATGGCAACGAGAGAAAGCGTTAAACCAAACCTTATTGCTCAAATTAGACAAACTAACCTTTACACATTCAAAAAGATTGAAAATGGTAAGAGTGTTATTGATACAGTGAGACGCGACCAATTCTATGAAACAATTAACACAGAATTTGAAAAGTTAACTGTTGACCAAATTCTCGCAAATGAAAAATGGAGAAAAGAACTTACTCCTACATATACAAGTGGTGGATCCGTTGAAGCTATGGTTATTCGTAAAATGAAAAACAATGCTCTCAAAAACTATCCAAGAGAATTCGATAACTCGTATGAAGCGGAAGCATATAAGGAAATGTGGGAAGATAAAGATGATTCATTAAACATTCAAAAAGAAAAGGCAATTGATGTTGATGTGGTTCAAAAGGTTGAAAAAGAAATCACCGAAGAACCAAAAGATGAATCAGCTCCACAAGATTTCAATGTAAGTGCTGATGGAGAAATTGTTAAGGAAGAACCAGAAACCGTTAAGGAAGAGGTCAAACCAAACAATAACCCAACACCAAAAGATGATTACGAAGATTTATTCTAATTAATTATGAAAGCGATTTGTCTTGCTTCTTCTTCACAAGGTAATTGCTATGTATTAGAGTTCGATATAAATGGAGTTCCCACTCGCCTAATGGTTGAGTGTGGAATTCCATTATCGGAAATATATAGTGGTTTAGCAAAGAATGGGATACTCATTTCTACGATCTGTGCTTGTTTGATTACTCACTCACACCAAGACCACTGCAAAGCTGCGAGGGACTTGGATAGAATAGGAATACCATTGTTCGCATCAAAACCAACTTTGGACGCATTAAAACTTGAAGGTCAACAATTAGAACACGAAAAGATAAAACGTCTCTCTAATGGGCTGTTTGTAATGCCGTTTATGGTTGAACACGATTGCGATGGTTCTATGGGATTTGTAATTAAAACACCAACAGAAACAGTTATATTCATTAATGACCACAAGAAATGGAACACCAACTTAATTAACTTTAAACCTGACTATGTATTCATTGAGTGCAATTATGACCACAAAGTTGTTTATGCACAGTATTACGAATTGAAGAAGAAATTAAAAACTCAATCTTTGAGCGAAGTTGAGTATAAAGAAACAACAACAAAAATTGCTCAACACGAGAGAAATATTAATTCACATTGTTCTCTTCATGGAACATTAATTGGTCTCTCTAAAATGAACCTTAACCATTGTAAAGCAATATTCTTAATGCACTTGAGCGATAGATATGCTAACGAATACAAAATGAAAAACGAGGTTCAGCTTAAAACTAAAACACTTACTTATGCTTGTTGTAAAAAGGGAGGCATCAAATGAAATCTTATTCAATGTTTAACTTTGATATGCTCTTCTCGGATCACATGGCGAAAGTAAGTGACCAAGCAAAGTTATATTATATTAAATTATGTTTCTTTGCTAACAATGGGTTCGTAGCAAATCCAATTTCTGTTCTTGATTCTATGGGTTACGATAAAAGCGTCTACCACGAATTAGTTGCTAATGGAGAGCTGCTTACTCTACCAGATCGTTGTGAAGTGTTTATTACATCTTACTTTGTTCACAACCATTTAAAACCTGGTTCTTGGTTAAAAACACCATTTGCGATTTATTGGAAAGGTAAATTGTTTACAAAGAAAAATGGAGTAGCAACATTCAAGCCGCAAGGAGAAGAAAAGGAAGAATCATTTGCGGATCAATTGGAAAAAGCATTACCAGAACAAAAACAAGATAATCCAAGAGAAGATATGACTGAAGAAGAGATTGATGCTTTGTTAGAACAATTTAAAGACAGATAAAAAGGAGAAATAGAAAAATGGCAAAAAAATACAATCAATCAGAAGAAGCTAAAAAAGGATTTAAGAGTTCAATGCTCGCATATATGATGTTGGATCCGCATAGAGTTTACACAAAAGGAGAACTCGCAGCTCACTTTGAAATTAGCGAAAGAGCGGTTAGAGCTGAATTAGAAAGAATCGCAAATTATTATCCAATTCGTGCAACCGCAGGGAAAAAAGGTTATTCTATATTGTGCATTGAGTCTGACGCAACAAACGAAGAGTTAAGAAAAGTTAACGATGATGCTTGGAATCAAATTTGCGAATTAGAAAACCGTATTGACTCACTCAAAGCAAGAATGAAACCACTTTATGCTATTATGTATGAATCAGCAAGAAAGTTGGAAGAAAGAACACCGAAAGAAGATTTTTGCGAATAATAAATTGACCAAATAAATCTCGAATTGATATAATATTAACGTCGGTTCAGTTTGGCTTCATGCTAAATAGAGAAAAGGCACTTGAAAAATAGTGTCTTTTTTTGTTGCACTATGCAATATATTGATTTATTATAATGGTGTGGAACGGAGGAAACAAAATGAGATACCAAGTAACTATGTTCGTCAGATCAAAGGAAACCAACGCCATTACCAATGTGATGGGTTCTATGACCTTTGATACAATGGAAGAAACCTTGAAATACATCAAGAAAGCTGATAAAGAGGTTTCAAGAAAATATTGGAGTTTTGACTATTACATTTGCGAAACCAACGAAGAACCTAAAGAATAAGGGTTCTTCCTTAATGCTACCGTAGGCGGTCTCAAGTCCGTTAAAAGCAGAGAGAGGGAGAATGAATATGACTATTACATTGTATAAAAGAATCAAAGGAATTGATGAACCTAAAGTTGAAAGAGTGCTACCAAGAGTTCGTAGCTTCTTATGTTATTCCAACGGATCATTATTAGTTACATTTGAAGATAACAGTGAAACAACCGTTTACAAGAACTTGTTTGATTTCTTTGTAGTGAGGGAAAGCAATGGCACTTATTAAAGGAGGAACTATTATGAAATACTTTAGAGCGAAAGATGGAATATATATTCAATGCAAATTTAAAGGGTATGAAAACTATTATTGTTTGCCGAGAAACACCAATATAACAAAAAAAGAAGATCTGGTTATTCTTAAAGAATCTAACAATATTGATGAATTGTGTGATGAACTAATTATTAAAAATCCAAATAATGATGGAGATTTTTATAGAAAAGTTTTTGTTTATGAAGGTGCATGGAAAAATATTTTGAATGAAAAACATGCAAAGCATTGCACAAATAGAGATATATACGAACACGATGTAGAAATATTTGGTGCTATTTGGGTAATTGATAGTAATGGTGTGCCTACATTAAAGCCTGTTGCAAAAATGAACGATAAAGGAGAATTAGAGTTGTTATGAGCAACAAGTTTATAAATATTAAAGGTGACTTTCTTTTAGAAGAGTTCGATACAACTCAATGCCACATTAAAATATACTGGGTTGGGTTTGCTTATAATAGTGTGGATATATATTGCCTGGTATCTAAACATAATATAAGCAATAAAGAAATCACGAGATTTGGAAACAAAACTCAAATCTTATCTATGAAAAGAAGTTATTATTACAAAAATCTAAAAACCTATTGTGAATGGTAAAGGAGGATTAGATCTGGTATGACTTATAAAATAGTTAGAGTTTCAAGTTTAGAAGAAGTGTCAATCAATAATGGAAAAATAGTAGAAGTCATTGAGACAGGACATATTGTTGGTGGCATACCTTTTGCTGAAATATTAGTTGAAATAGATAACACAAAGGAGAAAAAAGATGAGTAAAGAATCAAGGGCATTAGAAATTATCAAAAAGAAAAAGATTGATGTATTTCAATTAATAATTTCAATGAAACTTAATGACTTAAATGAATACAACAAAAGACACGCAGAATATTTACATTTAACTCCAAAAGAATATGACTTACTGAAAGAGGTGTTGTTATGATTTTAAAACCTATGATTGTTCATAAATGCAGAATTATTAGTAATATACCTACATTTCAAAAGCAAAAAATAAAAGATACAGATAAAATAAACACAATTATTAAGTTATGTAAAGAAATGGGTATAGAAGTTCACACTTTTGAAGATGCACAAAAACCTATTACAAAAATGATAATTTATGTTCCATATAAAGAGGTGATGTTATGATAAAAATATTTGATTTAACCTTTTATTTAAATGAGGAAACAAAGACAGTTGACGTCGCTCTCAATAGACATAAAAAAGTCACTGATGAAATGATTATAGAAGGATTGAGCGAGTTCTTAAATCGATTTAAAAATGAGAGCAAGGAGAACAAAGATGAAAGCATTATTAATTAGCATTAAACCAAAATATGTAGCATTAGAAATTAATGGACTTAAAAAGATTGAAGTTCGTAATACTGCACCGAAGGATTGGAAAGATTATTTAAATGGCAAAACAAAAGAAATGCCAAAACCTATTGATGTGTATATCTACTGCACGAAAGGGAAAGAAGAATCGTTTATATATCCAGGAATGCTTATTAGTCCAAGCCATTATAAAGCAAATGGCAAAGTGGTCGCAAAGTTCACACTCAATAAGGTGGAAATGATAACTTACGATAGCACTTATAAGTTGTTTAAATTAAATGATGTTTTACAAAACAGCTGCTTAGAAGAAAAAGAATTGTTTGATTACTTAAAAGGCAAGGTTGGTTATGCCTGGCACATTAGCGATTTAAAAATATTAGATATACCAAGAGAGATTAGTGAATTTTGTGGAACTAAGCAATACTTTATTGGTTGTGAAAGTGGAACTGATAAAACGCCAAGATATGCACAATTAACTAAAGCACCTCAAAGCTGGTGTTATGTGGAGGTATTACAAAAATGAAAGAAGAAATCTATGTAGTCTATTGTTACTACACAATCTTCAATCACGATCTGCCGAGAAGAAGATGGGTAAAGTGTAGAACAAGAGAAGAAGCTAAAGAATTTGTTGAAAAACGATTAAAAGGCAATAACAACAAGTGGTTGTTCGCCTATGTTATCAACGGAATGGAGTATGAAGAAATATGATTGTAATTGTATATTTCAAAAAACCTTTTATTAGAATCAAATATAAAGGTGTTCACTCAATTATCAATAATTCTGATTCGTTTGGAATGGGAATGGAACATAGTGGTATTAAACCATTATTCATTCGCAAAAATTTGATTAGAAAAGTGGTGATTAAAGATGGAAAGAAAAATAATGATTGAAATAACAGAAGAAGAATATGAATTAATTAAATCTGGCGTTCTTGAAAACAAAACACCAATGGACATTGCTTACAATTTACCTGTTCAAGCATTAATAAATGCGATTGCTATGAAACATGGAGAAAGAGTTGGTTCATCTTATTCGCCTGAATCAGGAGAACATATTACACAATATCGTGGAAAAATTGAAACCGACAAAGGCAAGTTTGCATTTACATATAATCAAAGAGATTAGAAAGGAGTTTTTATGGATAGACAAGAAGAACAATTAACTATTTGGAGCGAATTATATCCATACTTTAAACTCAAAGAACCTGTTATTCTTCTTGAAATGTTCGCTGGAATTGGTGCTCAAAGAAAAGCATTAAGTATTCTCAATGTTAAAATTGATGAAACTAACTCCAAAATCTGCGAATGGGCATATAACAGTTATTGTGGTTATAATGCGATACACATTAAAGACAAAGCTGATTATTCTGTTGGTAAAACGAAAGAAGAACTTGTTGAGCGGATCAAAGGAACAAGTATTAACTACAATGAACCACTCACAATAGAACAACTTTACAAAAAGCCGCTTGATTGGTTAAGAAATGCCTATAACAATTGTGAAGCTACTCATAACCTAATTAATATTATGGATGTAAAAGGTAGCGATTTAGGAGAACTACCAAAAGAGCAAACAAGCATACTTACATACAGCTTTCCGTGCCAAGACCTTTCTCTCGCTGGTAAAAGAGCAGGAATGGAAACAAGTCAAGCAGAAGGTGGAACAAGATCCGGTCTGCTTTGGGAAATTGAGAGAATCCTATTAGAGCGATTCAGCTTAAAACTCAATATGCCTACAATATTAATTATGGAGAATGTTCCAGAGGTGGTAGGAAAAGGCAATATCAACCATTTTAAAAAGTGGGAACAAAGGTTGAGAGAGTTTGGTTATTCAAACTATGTTGAAATCTTAAATGGCAAGAATTACGGAATACCACAAAATAGAAAGAGATGCTTTATGATAAGTATTCTTGGCGAATATGCTTATGACTTTCCTTGTAAAATACCACTTAAATACAAACTCAAAGACTTGTTAGAAAACAATGTTGATGAAAAATATTATCTTTCACAAAAGATGATAGATTACATAAGTGCAACTGGCACAAAAGATTTCTCGGTCAATAATAGCAAGATTAACTGTTCTATTGGCAGACCATTAACAACCGAGCAAAGCAAAAGAGCAGGCACAACTAATTATATTGGTGATGACTTGCCACAAGACTTTGATTTAAGAGAAATAGTGCCACTTAAAAGGGGCTACAACATTGAAGTTAAAGAAGATAACCCAAACGAAGAAGATGAAGTTGATTTAATAGGCAACTATTCAAAAAGCGATTATGCACAAACACCCATAGTTGGTAAAAATGGTATCGCACCAACATTTACCGAAAATCATGGACAAGTAATTGCTATCGCCATTAAGAATGCAACCGAGCAAGGCTACTTACTTGCAGAAGATGGTGATGGTGTTGACATTTCAACGAGAATGGAAACCCACAGGGGAACAGTGCAAAAAGGTAGTTGCCAAACTCTCACCACGCAGGGGGGGGAGAATGTGGGGGTAGTCGTAAAAGATGAAAAGAATAAAAGAAAATGAAAATTGGCAAATTGTTGATTTCCGTTATGATGAGGGAATTAGGGGAAGAACCGAAAGTGATTTATGTTCCACACTTACAACCAAAGCAAGTGGATTCTCTGGTTTGCCAATGATTATGAAATTGATCGGGGGGGGCAGCATATGTTAAGAATTAGAAAATTAACACCAAAAGAGTGTATGCGCTTAATGGGGTTTACCGATGAAGATTATCAAGCATTGAAAGATATTGGTTTAAGCGATAGCGCAATTTACCATTGTGCAGGCGATAGCATTGTAACAACTGTTCTAACAAGCATTTTCTCTCAATTAGTAAATAATATAAATACTCACATTCGCATTGTGGAAAACTATGTGGAAAAGGAGATAATCGAACATGAAACCTTATAAAATTATTAATGGTAATAGTTTAGAAGTTTTAGATACTTTAGAAGAAAACTCAATAGATGCTATTATTACGGATCCACCATACGAACTTGGTTTTATGAATAAGTCGTGGGATGCAAGTGGAATCGCATATAATGTGGAATTGTGGAAAAAAGCATTAAGAGTGTTGAAACCAGGTGGATATTTATTAGCATTTGGTGGAACACGAACTTATCACAGAATTGCTTGTGCTATTGAAGATGGCGGCTTTGAAATTAGAGATTGCATTATGTGGTTATACGGTAGTGGGTTTCCAAAATCAATGAATATAGGGCTTGCTGTTGATAAGAAAAATGGAGTTGAGAGTAAGGTAGTAGGTTTAGGCAAAAGTGGTGCAAAAGAAACACATACAAATAGTTTAAATCTAGTTAAAAATCCATTTGGCGGCGAGTATGAAATCAAAGAAGCACAAAATAAATGGTCTGGTTGGGGAACTGCCTTAAAACCAGCTTATGAACCTATTATTGTCGCAAGAAAACCAATAGAAAAAACAGTAGCAGAAAATGTTATGAAATATGGTGTTGGTGGTATCAACATTGATGAGTGTAGAGTTCCACTTGAAAGTGATTATAAAGCACCAAAAAGAAGCATAGAAAGTCAAAACTATGTTAATAGTAGAAAAGGTCAAACCCAATGTGATTTAGGTGGAAAAGGCGAAAACGCAGGTGCTAATGAACTTGGTAGATTTCCTGCTAATGTAATTCTTACCTACGATGAAAGCGACTACGAAGAAGTTTGTGGTGGTATGCCAATGGGTGAGAGAAATGGCGATATAACGAAAGAATACAAGATTAATAATCAAGTTTATTCAAAATATGGAAATTGCAAAACATTTCAAGCATATAATGATGAAGGTAGTGCATCAAGATATTTCTATTGTGCGAAAGCAAGTAAAAAAGATAGAGATGATGGTTTAGACTTCCTTGAATCTACCAATGTAAATGATGGAAGAAAAACTGCTATTGATAATGCTTTTCAAAGAGGTGAAACATTAAGAAAGAATATTCATCCAACAGTTAAACCTGTGGAACTTATGCAATACCTTATTAGATTAGTTTGTCCAAAAGGTGCGACTATTCTTGATATATTCAATGGTAGTGGTAGCACAGGAAAAGCTGCGATGTTTGAAAATCGAGAAAGAAATGCTAATTACCAATATATAGGAATTGAACTTGATCCGGAATATTGCAAAATAAGTGAATCAAGAATTGACTATGCTTTAAATAAATATAAATACGATATCCTTGAAGAAATGGAAGAAAACAAAAAGAAAGGACAATTAAGTTTGTTTGAAGATTATGATTCTTGAACCTGGAGATAAAATTAAGCACTTAATACTTATTGAACCAACATACAAAATGGATTCCACCAGGAAACGCAAATATTGGAAATGTAAATGCGTCACTTGTGGTAAAGAATTCATTGCTCGTGAAGATACAATTAAAAGTGGCGAACAGATCAGTTGTGGATGTTGGGGAAGAATGTATAGAAGAAACTATTTGAAAAGGCATAGTGCATTGTGCAATAATAAATAGAGAAAGGAGTAAACTATGGGCGAAACAAAAACAAGTCATTACATTACTGCTCAAGCAAAAAGAAGATTTAACATTTGGTTGCTCGACAATAACTTAACCGTTAACTCCTTTGCTAAAAAAGTGGGAGTAAGCAGACAATACATTCAATCAGCTCTAAATGGTAAAATATCCATAACATCAACTGTTCGTGAATGGTTCAAAAAAGGCGGATACGAATTATTGTAAAAGAAAAGAGGTTATTCATTGACCTCTTTTTTTATTATGTAAGTTATAAAGAACGAAACGTGAATTAATACGATAAGGGTTAAGTTTAGGTATTTATTAGGATCCGATGAACCCAAATAAACACATCCATACAAGGAGATAACAATAATAAGTAATAATATTAAATACTTTTTCATTCTGCTTGTTCCCTTTTCTTTCTCCATTCTTCATATTCTTTAGGAGTCATTTCAACATAGTCGTCTGTGGTTGAACTACTTTTTTCTTCTTTTTCTTCTTCAAGGATTTCTAAATAGCAACGTGGTGCTTGGTAACCTTTAGCAATTCTCCATTCATAATACTTTTTAAGAATTTTAACTCTTTCAGCTAATGGAGTGGTTACTTGTTGAGATACGATTCTATGAGTTCCAAGAATGCCTCTCATAAATTGCCAAACAATAATTCCAATATCACTTGCGATAGAAATAGCATAATAAGCTGCGGCAACCATTTGGTTTTCAAATTCCTGTTTATTTGGAGAAAGACCAATTGACCTAAATACCATTGAGAATATAACTACTCCAAGCAAGGTAGATGATGATGCTACGGCTCTTCCTTTTGAAACAGAACCTACGACTTTGTTTTGAACAACTTTTGGAGAACCATCAATTTCCATTTCAAACACAGAAGAATCAACATCAACATATTTTACGTCAAGAGCATCTATGTTTTCTTTAATGTATTCATCAGATCTTAAATACTCAAGTTCTTTTCTCTTTATACAATATCTGTTTTTATGAATATCAATGGTATTGTCTTTTAACCATTTATTATAGAGAATTTTATCTTTTCTTTTTGCAACCTTATTAAGCAAATAAATTAATCGAGTCATTTTATGCTTGTAGGCAAGAACTTTTTGTTCTTTGTTGTATATTGGGATAAATTCTTCAAAATCAGCTTGTTTACAGGAATTTAATTTTTCATAGTGACGCTTTAATATAACAATTTGCTCGTTTCTTTTAATTACATCATCAATAATAAAGTTGATTCCAATGTTATAAGCACAAATATCTGCAACTGCTTTAATAAGAACGTCAACCCAATAATTAGGATCCGCTAAATATTCAAAATGAAATTCAAGGTGTAAAAAATCAAAACAACCAAATGCTAAAAGAATGACAATCAACAAGATGCCATTAATGATGTTTTTAGTAATAAATTCTTTTTTAGAAGATACTAAACTGCCAACTCCATCGCTTGCTTTTCCAAGTGCATTTACAGCAGTAGTAATTCCTTTTTCTAACTTTCCCACTTTTAATTACCTCGCTTACTTTTTAACAACAATTTTTATCTTTTTATTTTGTTCTTCTGCATCAAGTTCAGCTCGTGCTTGCTCTTTTCCTTTTTCATGTTCTGCATCATCAATTTCGGATTGAGTTTTGTCGGCTCGTTTTTTAAATACTTTACGAGTTATATCCAAACCATAGGAAGCACCAAGACCAGAAAGTGCAATCCACATTATTCCAGAAATAGTATGAAGGACATTCTCGATAACGGATAAAATAATGGTTGCCATAATCCATTTACTAATAAGGAGTGGATATCCTAAATCGATATTTTTGTCCTTATTCTCCATCATCACGCCAATCAAAGCTGCGATTAAAAGTCCAACGGTTAAACCTGCTCCAACACTAATGCTTGTCGCTGATTCAGGAGTAGAAAACCAAGCGTCACGGTTCGCAATCATTAAAGCTGCAAAGGGAACAGGGACAACTGCAAATTCGCCAACACGAGCCGCAGCTTGAATTGTTCTTTGTCTATTCCTTATCTGTTTCTTCGTTAATTGTTTCTTTTCTTTCGCCATTTTCGGTGGTCTCCTTAACTTTTAAAGATAATTCGACTAAATCCTTGAGTTTATCGATTTCGCTTCTTAAATTGGCGATTTCGCTATTCTTCTTTTCTTCAAGTTCTTTCAATTGTTCATCAAGTTGATTGAATGATCCGCCAACAAATTCTTGAATTGCTTTTTTCTTTTCATTCCATTCGCTATAAAACACTTTTAATTGTTCTTGAACTTTAGCATTAGGAATTTGAGAAACGATTTTATACATGCCTTGTTCAAAAAACTCTAATTGGTTGAAATAGACTTTAACATCACTAACAACTTCTTTCTTGAACTCAACAATTTCGTTTTTCATTGTTTGGACAGTGTCTAAAGCATTTTTTACGTCGCCTTTAACACTCGCAACATCTCTTGAAACACCATTGGTAAGTTCTGTTAATTTAGCAATCGCTTTTTTACCAAATGACGTTTTTGATAAGAATAATAAAGCAGATCCTAAAAAAGCTGCTACACCCATTACTGTAACGAATACAGGATGATTTGTGATTTTTTCAATAATTGACCAATCCATAATTATTCTCCTTTAAGAATTCTAACATCTTTAATAAGTTTTCCAATTTCTTCGCCAAGAGCAACAAAGCGTTTATTTAATACTTTTGTGTTTTCTTCTTGGTTTCTAATACAATCTCTTCTGGTTTTAAGGAATTCCATTTCGCCAATTTCGACTACTTGAGCGATATAAATTGGTCTCCCATCTAAATCTTTAATAATAACTGCTTTCATAGGTTTTCTCCTTATAATTCGGTGACATTATCTACAATTTCTGTAATGCTATAATCATTTAATCGATACGAGACCTTTGATGAATTTTCAAATTCGTAATTATGAATAATAATAACAGTAGGTTGAAGAGGAACATAATATAATGAAATTCCTGTAGTTATTATATTTTCAAATGGATGTAAAATAATTTTTCCTTCAGTAAGAGGTAATTCGGTTAGGTAATTATTAACTGTAATTGCAGTAGACCTATTGCTAACAAAAGATACCTTAAAACTACCTGTAGAATGAACTATTGACATCTCATGAGCATACAATTTTGAGCCGCAATCATCAAGTAATGCCAATGTTCCAGTTTTATTTGGGAAATAATAATCTTTTCGTTGATATTCTTCCATTTGCTCATTATACGGTGCCCAATACATACAAAGATGATTATTATCGGTATAATAGAATCCACAATATTCGCCATAATCACCTGCAGAGTTATGAAGGCTGAATTCGCCATTTGCATATAAAGGAACGGTTGTCCATACTCTATCATAGGCAATTTCAAGAGGAGCATAGAAATCATCAGGACTTCTCCAAACGGCAAATCTCAATGATTCGCCTTCTTCGTTCACATCAATTCCATATTTTGCTGTGTTAGCATGTTTAAAAACAATACCAGTAGTAAATGTTTTAGGTGCTGTTATATATTGGTCGGTATTAGTTGTTACATAAGGTAAACTATTAATTAAACCATAAACATAAGTTTTTAAATTCTCATATTGTTGGAGGTTCGCAAGAGTTAGATCTGCAGGAGAAATAGCAGTATCGTTAACGGTTAAAACCACAGGATAGGTATAAAGAATCTCATCGTTCTTTTCAACACGAATTGTGCATTTCACTAAACCAGCAAAGCAAGTGACATCTTGACCGAGTAAAATTTCGTAACCATACCAAGTTTCATTGATTTCTTCGATTTCTTTTCCACCAGAAACAAGTGTTCCAATTACAGGTTCAGCTTGACCATTTGGAAGTTTAAAAACTGCATAAACATCGTAGGTGCTTAAATCTACGGTTGAATCTTTAGTTAAACCAACAAAAATCTTGTTGACGTTGTTACTACCTTTGTTTATGAATTCTGTAAAGTTCGTAAGTTTAATCGAACCATCATTATTATATAAAATGTAATCCATAGTTTTCTCCTTAACAACTCTATTATAATTTAACTCACTTTATTTTGATATATTTAATTTATTATGGAAGGCGATGGTGTCTCCAAAAGAACACAAGGTCAATATAGAACTTTGGTAATTGTCCAGGACGCACAACTCTTCTTAATGTGTTGTTAGAAGCAAAGTAAATATTATCATCTTCATCTACGATTGCCCATGTTTTTACTTGAAGAGGGAATTCTCCTGTAAATGGAATTGTAATGCTTATTTTATGGTCTTCGCTTGTTGTAATTGAAACGTCATTCCAACTAAACTCGAAATCATAATCCCACACAGCTTTAGTATCGAGAACAGAATATTCAAAACCGGTGGAATCTAAAGTATAAACAATTCTTAATTTCCTTTTATTGAGTCCTTCACTAAAAGCATTATGTTTGATGAATTCTTGTCCTAAAAAGCAACCGTTTCCATAAGGCAAGAAATGGAGCTGATAGTTAAGAGCAAATATCTCATTCGGTTTTTTGAAATACTCAAATTCCTCTAACTTTCCTAATGTTGTCATTGAAAGTGGAGTTAAATTGCTTTCGCTGTAATCTGTTGATGTAGTTCCTTCTACAATTGGTTTTTTCATTTTTGGGAACAAACGACTTACATCTTCATCTAAAGTTATAAAACTAACATTAAATTTGTTTGATGTTCCATCTTCTCTTGTGTATAAAACTGCTCTTGAAAACCAACCGCCATTCCATAATGTTTCGCCATTATATTCACTAACATATTTATCTAATAGTTGATTTCCGGCACTAATTGGAGAATCAAAAGACATTTCAAAACATACAGAATTGCCGGATCCATAGACAACCATAGGAATTGCGATTTTTTCAACCTTATCTCCATTTTCAAGAGTTATAACATTGTTCTCACTATCAAGAGCATCAATTATAGCATATTCTATTTTTTCTTTTCCTGCATCCCAACCGAGATTCATTGAAAGCATATCTTTAACAAACGAATCATACAAAGCAATAGGTTCTGGTGTTTCGCCTGTTGGCATAATTAAATTAATATTGTCAGAGAAATAAATAAACTCGCCATAGTTTTCTTCACACTTAACGGTTAATTCGTTTGAAATATTAGTGAGTCGTTTTTCACGATTTAATTCAATTCTGCTTGCTAAAGCATTAAAGTTTTTGACAAATTGAATAGTTGCTTGAACTGTATCGTTTGTAACTAAAACATAAGAGCAAGTATTCGCCACCCAAACGCTACCATCAGTTTGGTCTACGAACCATTGACCTTTTTTAATACGATTTTCCCAATTTGTGAACCTTTGAGTCATTGTTAAAGTTGGTTGACCTAATTTAAGAGAGAGACCAACCATATTTAAACCTAACTTATAAATATCAATGGATCCGTTGTTTTGATTGGTTAGAATTTCGCCATCATATTTGTTATCAATGGATTCGTTTACGAGTTTTCCATCAACGAGAGCGATATATTCAACAGACATTTTAACATCTCGCCAATTTATATATGTTAAGCCGAACAATTCATCAAATGTAGATGTATATGTGCTTAAACCATATTTTTTGTATGTGGCATAGTCAATAACATTTCTTAATATTTGATTTTTTAAAGAAGTGCTTGTTGTGTAATATTGACTTACATCAATAAAGTTTGTTCCACGAGTATAAGATAAAGCATTTCTTTTGTTAATGTTGCTATATATATCGCCTTCACGAGAATCCAAAATAGACCATATACTTGACTCAACAATATTTTCTGTTATATCAATTGGTTCTATATAACTTCTTCCCCATTCTCTAATCCAAGATGTAGCATAAAAACCAACATCGTGACCGATTTCGCTCGTTATATATCTTTTTAATTGTATGCTTAAATTAATTTGTGCTTTTAAAATAACATCAATTGGTTTAGGAACCGTAAAAACAAAATCGCTTTCTCCAGGAACACCAAGAGTTTTTGACCTTAAATAAGCTGTGGCATATTCGTTGTTATCGTTTGGAAAGCGGTCTTTGATTTTTGTATTTTGATAATATGTTACTAAACGGTTCGCATATCTTTCTTCTCCAAGAGAACTTGATCTGCCTGCTTGTTTTGATTCGGTCATTTCAATTTTTAAATCATAATCTCTGTCATTAAAATACTCGATTTCAAGATAACCATCTTCATCGATTCTAAAGGTGGCATCAAATAAACGGAATATCTCGCTCAAGGCATCAAACATACTTGCTTGAGTAAATACAAAGTTTGGTGCTTGTGTTGTTGTTAATAATTCATATAAAACTGGTTGATGAGTTTCATCAGGCATTTTAAATAACGGTTTGATAGTGGAATCATAACCTGTTGATCCGCTATGGTCGTTATATGCCTTTGTGTTCTTCTTATATTGGTTAATCAATGTATCAATTACTTCATAAACAGATGTTTCAATAGATTCGATTTCAATTTCAAAAGATAATTTAACTAAAATTGGTTTCTTTATAGTTTGCCAATCATCAGACCAACCTTGATTGTTAATGAGCGTTGGTTTCTTAAAATAAATTTCTAATTGTTTGTTAATTCCGTTCTCATTAATAAAGTCCAATATTGTAGATGGAATATCAATGTATGCTTGGTTTCTAAAATTTCCAAGATTCCACTCTGTTGTTTGGTTATCAATTTTGAGCACTAAAATAACATCTTCATAATTTAATGGTTTTTCTGTATAAACATCTCCCCATGTTTGTGGTCTATTATAAGAACAATAATAAGTATATTCAAGCACAGGTTCTGACGGATCTTCTCTGTTTTCGTATCTATCAGCACTATCTACATTTTCAATGAAAAAATCAGGTTTGATTCTTAAACTAAATAAACCATTCTTAACATTAATTTTTGTAACTTGTGGAGTATCAATGTTTTCGTATGAACTTGTTTTAAATTCATAGATAGAAAGCGAACCTAAAGATAAAGCATAGTGCGAACTTTGTAAAGAATTAGAAAAAACAGTATTGCGAGTTAAGTGGTGAGTTAAAAATTGTGACCTTTGAGTCAACGAAACTGTATGCTTGTAACGAAGTGGATTTTCTGTCGCAAGTTCAACATTATCGTATGAAATAATAAACTCATTAATCAAGGTTCGGTTTTGGTTTTCATCTTCTTCATAAACACCAACAACGTTTAAAATAGGAGCATATGGCTTACGATCTGCATTTATTCCTAAAACAATGGTCATATTATCCAATGATTCATCGAGTGTTTCAGCTAAATTTGGAGAAATTTCCACAGATAATGGGTTACTAAAATTATGATTTAAATAAAACTTTTTCATAAGTATCTCCCATATCGAGAATTATAAATCGTGCCACCTGTTAACAATCTTTCTTGTTCGTTTCTTACATTCTCTCTTCTCAATTCATTTAAAGCAATGGTTCTATTAACACCTGTTGTGTATGGATGAAAAGCATTATGAATTTGTTGCTTAAAGTTATTGTATTGAATTTGAAAAGCATGGTCTCCAGAATTGCTAACAGTTAGTTCGTTATAAAAAGAAATTGTTTTGTCAGCAATTTTCATCAATGCTCCAACAGCAAAAATAACAGGTGCTAAATTTGTTGATTTTAAAACTCCAGACGCAGTTGAAAGAACAGCACCAATTGCACTATCAGGGTCTTGAATAAAACTTGCAGCTCTGCGAACAGCACCAAAACCGGATCCACCAGCTCCGCCTTCTCCACCAACACCACTTGTATCAGAATCAGCTCTTAATTGAACAGGAGTAGTTGGAGAGTCATATTGACCGTATGAATGAATGTAAATATTATAATCAGCCATAATTCCCTCCTATCTTGAATCTGCGAGTGTAAGTGAAATTCCTAATAATTGACCATAAGATGTTCTTCTTGAATAGTTAGTAACGAAATATGAATGTGTAACAGTTAAAGCTGTTTGAACATTGTCAATTTCTTTATAAACAGGGATTTCTTCTTCAATTTCAATTGTTAGATTTTGAATGTCCTTTGTGTTTTCACAAATATCAATCAAGTTATAATAAGACTCGTTGTTCTTAACAATAAGTGGAATTTGCTTTGTATAACTTGCATTAGCTGGAAAACCTTTGGAATGTGTATCATCAAAAGTTTGTTGTGCTGCAGGTTCGCTTGATCCGATATCTGCTCTATCAATACAAATAGGTTCATCATCTTCAAAGATTTTAGTTCCATTATATTCGATTTCAATTTTCTTAATTTTAACATTGTTGCCATAAATGAATTGTTCATCAACAGCAGAAAGATAAATGGTTAATTCCATTGAAATAAACGGTTCCATTACATCGATTTCTTTTTGGAATGTAGCATTTACCCAACTTTTAAATTGTTTGAGGTCCATGTCTCTAATTTCGCCATAACGAGGTAAAGACATATTAGTAAGAATTTTTCCACTCAAAGTTCCCCAATCAATAGTTTTGCCTACTAATTGTTCATTTAAGTATTCATTAATAGCAAACATTTTATCTTTAAAACGAACAGGAAAATAGAAAGCAACCGGAACTGTTCCATCTACTTGCTTTAAAATTGGAACAGGATTGATCTGTCCACCAAGAGTTGAAATAAAAACAGGAATGAAATTTCTCGCATTTACTTTGTCGCTAATTCTATCCAAATGAAAACCTGGAGTGTTAACAACAAATTTTAAATCTGTCCCTCCATTCGCATTTAATATATCTTGTAATTTTTGTGCAATTTCTGGTAATACAATCATAATACTTCAACTCTCCCACCATATACTGATTGGATATATTCTACAATAGTATTGACTGATTTGTCTTTAATAAATCCTACGTGCTTTTTTGAACCTGGATGAAACTTACCATCAAAACGACCACCAATTCCAAATGGTAATGGTCTACCAAATGCTCTTGGAATATCGTGTGGATCCGTTCCTTCTTCCAAATAAGGAATATATGGAGCAACAGAAGAATCAAAATGAATTCGATAAGTTGTGGCATCAAGCGGAGCACCTTTAGTAGCATCGAACTTTAAATGACCGCTATCGTAAGGAAACCACGGTTGTCTTTTAATCAAATCTGTTACTTCATTTCCAAGTTCTTCTAAATTTAAGTTTTTCATAAATTTTCTTCTTTTTTAGGATTATTTTTGGATTTTTGTGGATAATTTGCGTATTTGCGAAAAAATTTCTCAAATATGCGTTTTATTGTAAGTTGATACCTTTTGGACATCTTGAAGCTATATACTCATTTGAAAATGCTCCAGGATTAACGAAACGAGCAGAATCATAATAATAACCTGTGCTCATAACTGTCCAAAATTTTCCCATAAATTCAATTCTATCGTATGGTTTTAAATCAGCAGGTAAATTGCTTGCCTTTATAAACACAGAGTCGGTATTTCCATTTACGCCTTGTTGAATTCTATAATTTCTAATTTCAATTTGGTTAGCTGGACGTCCCCTGAAAATCACGGCAGGTGCTTCTTCCCACTCATACGCACTGTTTTCAATGCGTTTATATAGTTTCAAAGTAAATCGTTCATCACTTGTTGGAATCATCGCTCTATGCCCCTATTTGAACATAACAAAGAAGATTGGAGGAAATGATGCTTGATAACCAATTCTAAAACCAAAATAATAATCTGAATCATCAAAGCAATTTTCGGTTTCAACACTAACTAAATTTTGTTGAATGTTGATTCTTCCTAAATCTTGTCCATTAGCGATATTGAGAGCTGGAGTTTTTCCCAGATCATTGTAACCTGTTTGAACATCAGCACTCATTTGAGTATCCAACATTTCTTTAATAAAGTCTCTCCCCTCTTGTGTGTAATTAATGACTTTATGAACTATTGGTCTGTTTCTGCTATGAACTCTATTTTTGATGAATCGATATACTAACTTTGAGTTCTCCTTCAATCTTCTCTTTGTAGTATCATCATCTACGAAAACTGAATCATAGTTGTTCTTAAAATACTCTAATGTGAGTATATATTGTTGTGCTTTTTCATCCCATTCAAGCACTTCATCTGTGTAAGGTGTAATTTTGTGTAACTGTTTCATAACCCTATTGTATCAAAAAAAGAGTTCCTTTTACAAGAAACCCTTTTAGATTTGATTTTAACTATGCGTTGTATTGAACAGACGCTAACACACAAGAACCATCATCGGAAATTGTGAGAACGTTAACGAATTGTTTATCTGCAACAGTTGTAGTAACGGTTGCACCACCAACAGCAACACTTCCTTTATAAGTAGCGGTTTTGGCTGCTTTTACGAAAGCACTAACTGTTTTTAATTCTGTGTCAGAAACAACATAGTAAGCTGCTTTACAGTGGTTGGTAACTCCCCAATCATCGAGAGCGGTAACAGCACCCATTGTGAATCCACTTGCGGAAACAGCAGAGAGTTTGGTTGGAGTTAAGTCGGAGAATAATCTTGATCCGGCACCTTTTAACTTAAAGGTAATTCCGGTTGCGACACTTGAGAATAAGTCAAGTAAATCTCCAAATAAGTTCCATTCTTCGCTTGTGAAGAACACGTTACCTAAATGATACCAACAAATGCAACCGAATTTAACATAAGGTTGTAATCTGATACCTTGTCCGTTTGGTTCATCAACAACTTTGGTTCTCTCTCTTGTGGAAGCACCACGAGCATTGGCGTAGCTGGAGGCAATGTAACCTGCGAAAACTCCGCCTTTCTTGAATTCGTTTTCTGGTAAGCCGAGGAATCTGGCTGCGTGACCTAATGATTCATTAGAGATAAGTCTAACTTCAACACCATCGATAACACCAACAAATCCATCATCTTCTGTTCTTGCTTCGCCTTGATTGTTAATTCCGGATCCTGCAAGAATATTGTAAACTTCATTTGCTCCACCAAGAGTTAAGATACCACCAGCTTTGAGAGTAGCACGGTAGGAAACTCTAAATACAGCAATTCTTGTTTTTTGTGGGAAAACGTCGATACCATGTGCAGGGTCACCTTCATCAAGTAAAGAGTTACCTTCGATAAACTTTTCAAGAACTTTCTTATTGGTAATATCGGAATCGGAGATAACAACTTCATTAATTGTTTCGCCTTTTGCCTTTGCCATATAAGAAGCGAGAATCTTGGAGGCGGTTGTAGCACCGTTATAAATGGTTGCCCATCTATCACTCCAAATTTGAATTTGTTCCGCAAGTAAGTCAACATTGATTCTGTCTGTGCTTGCTCTTGGAATGAGAATAACATCGTCTAACACTTGAAGAATATCAATGCCGACATCTTCAGTTTGGACATAATGTTGATTTTGTGAGTAAGATGCACCATTCTTGTTTGCACCTTGTTCACGAGGTTGCATTTTAACAGGTAATACACGGTGGACAACAATTTGAGTTGCTTCTTCGGCATCGCCAGCGGAAACAAAGTTGTCATCAACACCTTTACCGTTTTTTTCGACTAAACCTTGATAGAAATTTTTAAGGATAGCCGCAGAGACTCTTCTTTCTCCATTAATGCCATTAATATAAGGAGCATTTGTTGGAGCGAGAATTTGGGTAATGGTTTCTAATGCCATAGTAATTAGTTCCTTCTTTCTTTAAATTAGAATCTTCTACCACCGTTCATTTCACGTAACACGTCACTGAACACATCATCGGTAGGATTTTGAGGTGCTGAACTTGGTAATTCATCGCCAACAGTTGTGGTTGGTTCGCTACCATCGATAACACCTGCTTTTTTGAGTGCTTCTTCAAGTGATTGAACTCTCGCCATCAAACCATCATTCGCTTTTTTATACTCGGCTAATTGACCAGTTAAATCACCAATTTGTTTAATTAAATCTGTCGGATCAACTGGAGCAGGAGCTGGTGCTGGATCTGCTGGTGGGACAACTTCCTCTGGAGGCACATCTTGAGCTTCAGGTGGAACTGCATCTTCAACAGGTGGGAGATCCGCACTTGGCACATCACTCGCTCCCTCTTCTGCAGGTTCACTTGGAGTTTCTGGTGGAACAACAACATCTTCGGTAGGAACATCAGGGTCACTTGCTGGAGCAGGGTTTTCCTCTGATTCTGCTTTTGCCATTGCTTCTTCAAGAGCGGCATTTATAGCTTCTTCATCTAATCCGAGTTTTGCTAAAGTTTCACGCAATGCTTCAATTAATTTTTCCATTAATTTACTCCTTTGGTTAATTTATATTCGGCTTGTTTTCTTTACTCGCCTATTAACTAAATATTATATTATCATACATTTTCTAAAATAAACAATATACAAAAATAAAAAGACCTTGTCGACATAGGTCTTATTATCCGAACCAACCGTAACCACTTTTCACGAATGATCTGCTCGGACTTCAAATCAATGTTACTTCAATAAGGTCGGTTTTTACACGCATATATATTAACATAAAATAAAAAGACCCTCAAGAGAGAGTCTTAATTAATTTTTATTCTTGTGGTTCTTGAACTTTTTGAGCTTCAAGTTCGGCAAGATGGGTGTTCCACTCTTCTTCGCTGATTTTCACATAATTTGGGTTATTAGCGAAATCAGGAGTTTTTAAGCATAACCAACCATTGCCGTTTTTGGTTTTGTAATAATATCTAACTTGTGCCATATTGTTCTCCTTTTAGAGTTCGGTAATTGTGTCAGAATCGATGTTATTGTTAGTAACAGAAGCCACATAAAAACTATTTGTTCCGTGAGTTAATAATACACTTATTCTTGAACTTATTTCATATCCAAGAATGCTGTATTCATATGTTCCTAAACTTGCGGATTGACTAACTACCTCTTTTTTTTCTGGAAATGATGTGTAAGCGGTCGACTTGGTGGAAACAAAAAATAATTTCTTATCTCCATAACTTTCAAATGTTCCTGTGGAAACAGTAATTGTTCCATCGCTATTTAGCGTATACTGAGTATATGTTGGAAAATTTTTTAACACAACTGTATGCAAATACAATTTTGTGCCTGTTGGAATGTTGCCTGCTGCGATTTCTTTCTTCACAGCATCGACTGCGATTCCTTCCACTTCTTTTTTGTTAAAGTCAGGAACAGGTAGTTCCTTTTTTTCGTTTACAACGATTGGGTCTAAAATTGCCATTTTATTTTCCTCCTTAAAGTTCGGTTACGGTGTCTCTGTCAATTCCGGATTTTGAAAACACAACTTTTATTATTGCATTATTATTATCTAAACAATAATAATTGATTTCATTATAGGCAATATATACTTTAATGCCATTAATTGTTGCTTGAGTTTGATGTGCACCTTGTGAAGTAGCATACGCAAACAAACCTATAATTGTTGATGATGAAAAACTACCAAACTTTTCTTCTCCATTATCAGAAATAATTGTAATGTTAAAATTATCAATTAAAAGTTCATGCTTATACAACTTTGTGCCACCTTGACCGATTTTTAATTCTGTTTCTATATCATTATAGATACCTTCATAACTAGAACTTTCTAAATCATTAATATCATTAATATTAAAGTAATAACCAACTAAACCAGCATTTGTCGTATAAAAATAAAGGAAAATTAAATCAGTGCCAGAAGCAAATGGGAAATATGTAAAAGGATATTCTCCACCTTCTAAACCATTAACTTGTAAAATGTATTTTCCTGTAGCAAGTAGTTGTTTATCTTCATCGGTAACAATATCAGTAGCGTTTCTAACTAACAATTGTAATCCAGGAATTTGGATTTTCCCTTCTTCGATTGCTTTGTTAATGACTTCATCGCCAAGATCTGCTAACACATTAAAAGCAAGTGTCTCGATGTCTTTTCTTCCAAATGGGTAAGTTTCGATTTCTTTTGAATGTGCGATAATGTTAGGATCTGTAATTTTCGCCATAAAATTACTCTCCTTCTAATTCGTTGATTCTTGCTCTTGCGGCTTGTCTTTTTGTTAAAACACTTGCGTATTCTTCAGCGGTTGCGACACCTTCTGCGATTTTAATAACACAGTAGTCGGTATCAGCTAAAAACTTCTTTAATCTTGCTACTTCTTCTCTCGCTTCTTTAGCTGTGATTTCTTCAGCGGTTGGTTCGTGTGGTGCGACATAAGTTAAAGTATCGAACTCTTCTTTTGTGATTTCCACATAGTCAGCGAGTTCTGCTTCGGTCAAAGGATGTTTAAAATTGAGGTATCCTTTGCCGCTTTTTGATTTGTAATAGTAGCGACCATTTGCATCAGGTCCGATTGTGGTTTTTTCTTCAGCCACTAATTTTGGTTTTTTTGCCATTTTAATTTTCTCCTTTTATATATAGCAATTTATGTTTAATTTTTTTGAATATTAGAGTTCGGTAACGGTGTCGGTAATATGTCCATATCCAAAAGAACATGTGTATTTAGAAATGGAAGATGATGCGACTCTAATAACATCTATTTTAAATCCATTAGAACCATCAATATATAACTTATTCACAAAACCCATATCAGAAACCCCATTATAATATCCTGTCAAACTCAAGGAATTCGCTAAATCAGCTATCAATGCATTAATTTCCGTGTTATTGTCGATACTATATGCCGTTGCTTTATTGTTATAGAATTCTAATTTTGTTCCATACATAGAACTTAAAATGCTATGTTTATATAACTTCACTCCACCTTGACCGATTTGAGAAAGGTCATATTCATTAGTGGCAAATACGTCACCGTCAAGACGAAGTTCATATAACCAACCATCTTCAATAGCAAACCATTCTTCATCTAAACCATTTGTATAAGATGGGTAATAAAGAATAGTAGCATTTTGAGTCCGTAAGTAAAAACACTTACCAATTACTCCGTTGATTTCTTCAGGATATTCCATTCCATTTACTGCGTTGTAAGTATCATCAATTTCAATAATAGGTAAACTATCAACATCAATATTACCTAATTTACCGTTTAAAATGGCTTCTAACTCTTCTTGAGTCACGCCACCTTGAGAATCGATGTAATCTTCAAGTTTCTTGCCTTTGACTAAAAGACCTTTGATAAAGTTAACAAGGTTTCTTTCAACTTTGATTCCTTCGGTTTTTGGAGTGCCAACAATTTCTGGAGTTCCACGAGCACCTTCAACAAGATCCGTTTTAATAGCTGGTTTTGTTTCGCCATCTTCTCCGTATCCTGGATTAGGATTTAAATGTGGTTTTACTCCTTGAGGAATGTTTTGAGCTTCTTCAGGGAGTTCTTTTGGTTCTGTATTAACAATTGCGTCATTGTCGATGACTACATCTTTATATTCCATTAAATAATTCTCCTTAACATTTACATATTATCACAAACATACAAAAAGCGACAATGTTTTGTTTTGTCGCTAATTTAATTAAATATACTTTGAAAGGTGTTTGTATTTTGAATTAACAAGTTCTTTAATTTTGTTTTTCATATATTCTTTACGAGCATCGCTAACTTTATTGTATGGAATTCCGTGTGGGTAACGGTCATCAAAGAAAGTTCCAACACCTCCATTATTTTCAATATCGTTAAGAATTGAATCGTAAATGGTTCCTGTTCCATCTTCAAATAATTCCGGATCAATTCCATTTAAAGAGGCATCTAAAGCTGTATCCCAATCTTTATCTGTCGGATCATTTGGGTTTTCTAAATACTCTGGTTCAGGAGTTAATTTTGAAATAATTTTATCTACATTCTTGTCTGCCATTATTTAAAGTTCTCCTTCGCTAATAAATCGCCAATATCAGTTCCATAATTGGTTCCTGTTGAAATATGTTTCCAACCATCTTTAAGTTCGCCAAAATCTCCTGTATCTGTTGGAGTTGCTTTTCTCCAATGGTCTCCACCTAAATTTCCTGAATGTAAATCAAATTTAGCATTTGAGAATTCAAGTGTATTTGGAGTTCTATCTGGGAAATATTGTCTATCATCATATAGAACTTTCCCAAAATCAATGCCATTTCTCATAGCATAATCATATAGAGCATAGATTCTATCTGCACCTGTGATTTCTGGACTACCACCTGGATTGTTCGGATCAACAGGAACACTATTTGGATAAGGTTTAAAGTTCTCATACTTTTTTCTTCCAAATTGATTCATAGTTCTATCAGCTCTGCCATTAAGCAATGCGTCGAGTTGTTTTTTGATTTCCCCATGTTTTTGACTTAAAGCATTGTATTCATCAGAGTATGGAGTATCAGAGTTATCGCCTACATTAATTTTTCTTACAATTTCTCTATTTCGTGCATCACTGTAAGGAACCATTTGCATATAGAGGTCTCTTAATTGATTTCTTAATGCTTGTTCTTTTCTTGGAGAAAATTCATCTTCATCTGTTAACTCTTCAATAATTGGATTTGGACTTTTTAAAACTGCCATAGCAATTCTCCTTACTTATTGTTCCATTCCGGATCATTTAAAAGTCTTTCAAAATACTCTTTACGAATATTTTTTGGATTAAAATTATCTTTCCATTGTGCTTTTGAGTGAAGCTCATTAATTAAATTTCTGTAATCTTCGCCTTTAGCATATCTATCTCTTAAAGATGAAAGATTTTTGGTAAAGTAATCATAAACAGGAAAGTCGTTTCCAACAGAAACATTAAAGCCTCTTTCACTCGCTGTAATTGGTTCTCCTTCGCCATAATAGTCGTTAAAATCTTCGTATTTTTCATCGAATTGATAACCTTCTGTTGGTAGTGGATTCCATCTTTTCTTTTCTTCCACTAATTTTGTCATTAAATCATCTGGGTTTTTATATATTTTGCTCATAATTTTTACCTCATAGTTAATTATAGAAAAAACTTTTAAAACATTCAATCTTTTACTTGTGTTAGTCGGCTAACTATGGTAATATAATAGTGTGAGGGATGGAGGTAAGAAATATGAAAAAATACATCTCATTAAACATTTACAAGCCGCGTGGTGGCGATTGCTCCAACGGTGGATTAAGTAGCAAATACGATACTTGCTACATTGAAAGCGAAGAAGGCTGGATTGAAGAGGACCGTGTTCCAAAAGATGCAATCATTAAATTAGAACCTGGAGCGTTTGGAACAATTCACGCAATACCAACTAAAGAAAGACCAAGTGGTCATGTTGGTTATATGATGGGTGGGTGCTATGTGGCATCAAGCGATTCAAGATGGTCAAGAATGATTGAAAAAATGGGTTATTCCCATTGTGCCATTGCTCTCCACGATAGAACCGAGAGTTACGAAGATTACGAAATGTTGAGTCGATAAGGAGAAAGGTTATGAAACACTACAAAGTTTATTACAATGAAAAAATCGTTAACAATTATGCTTGGAAAGAACCATCCAATCCTAACAAGTTTGTGTTAGTTGAAGATGATGGCGATGTTAACACTTGGTCTTATAGCGAAATTATTAAATTTGGTTGGGATAAAATTCCTAATATGAAATTTGTGGAGGTAAAGTAAAATGGAAATTAGAGATTTCAAAAACTACAAAGAATTAAAGGCAACACATCAAAAGGAAATGAATGAATTTCCACTTGGAGCTGCTTTCAGTAACGAGCAATTCAACGAAATGATGGAAAAGTGGGGACTTGATCCTCAAAAGGATTTAGACAAGATTTACTCAATTGGAATGGGTTGTTTCATTCGCAAGAGCGATTCAAAATGGTTCGATGATATGATGACTCGATTCACTATTGAAGAAAAAGCATTTAGAAAGAAAAAGAAAAATGCTATTGACCAATTCTACTACGAACTTGGAAACCACGAATATTGCATTACTCACGATTTAGAACCAACTCTTCGTGCTTGTGGAATCACCGTTGAAGAATTTGAAAACGATGACTTCTTGAAAGAGTGTATGAAAAAAGCGATAATTAAATACAGAAAAGCGATGTATAAATATGGTTATTAGACTTGATAAAATTAAGTTAGCCGACTATTATAATAGTGGAAGGAGGAAACGATATGAGATACACACACGAACCACATAGTCCAGACATTAAGTATTACGCAAATGGTTACATTAAGTTAATTAACAACGATGTGTTTGTTAGAGAGTATGGAACTTATGTTTACGATTTTTATCACGATGAAGATAAATATGTAACACCAGAAAATGAAGTTCCTGAAGAAATCGCTCTTGCTGAATTCATTAAGATTTACGGTAATAGCGATGGGTTCTACACTTATGAAATTTAATTCATTTGCTATCGCATTTGAAATTGCTCAAGAAGCTCACAAGAATCAATACGATTTAGCTGGAGAACCATACATTTATCATCCACTCACTGTTTCAACAATGGTTAGCAGACCAAAAGAGAAAATTGTTGCTATTCTTCACGATGTGTTTGAAGATTCCAATGTTTCAAAGTTCGACATTAAAGGAATGTTTAGCAAAGACATTCTTGATGCACTTGATCTGCTTACCAGGAAACCAAACGAAGACTATTTCTATTACATTAAAAGATTAGCTTCAAATGAGTTGGCGAGAAATGTGAAAATCGCTGATTTAAAGCACAATATGGATATGACACGCCTCAAAACCATTACTGATAACGATATTGTTCGACTCCAAAAATATCATCAAGCATACATAATGTTAACGAATTGTGAATATTATGAATAAGAGCAGAGTTGAATATTTGGTTAACTACACCAAGAACAATATTAAGAGATTTGAGTTGAAACTCTCCAGGAAGAACGATGCGGCAATTATTGAGCACTTATCTAAAAAACCTAATGTGAACCAATACTTAAAACAACTTATTGAAAAGGACATAAAAAAAGGCACCGATTAAGGTGCTTTTTAAATATCGTATTTTAGATCTGGATAATCTCTTACTCCCAACCAATGTTTAATATTCTCTTCATTTAGAATGTTTAATAACTCTTCTTCTTCTGGGGTAATAATTCCAAGTCTTTTTTTATCTTCCAACACTCTTGTAGCTTCATAGAAATCGTGTGACGTTAAATCTCTATGGTCTAAAGTGTTTGTTCGGTTTGCTAAATCAACACCAATTCGCTCTTTTCTCCACATACTGCTTGGAGTGTGGAATTGTAGTTCAAAGATATTTCCTTCCGGATCTCTAAAGTTTGTGTTAATGCCTTTGTATGAAGCATTTGGAGTCATTGTGTTTTGGAATTTAATTGGAGTATAACCTTTTTGCTTAATTGCGTTCATATAGTTAATAACATTATTTCCAAAATCATCATCTTCATTTAGAGCAATGGTAAACCTGGCAACATCTTTCATTCCTTTAATAGAATCTTCAATACCAAAATTTAAGTTTCCATTTGCTTGTTGTTCTTTAAGATCCGACATAACTTTTCTATATAAGCTGGTTGGTCTCTTTAAACGGTATTCCAATCCTACCATTTGACCACCAAATTGCTTTGTGAGTTCTTCAAGATCTGCGGCATACTTTTCAGACAATGGTTCATATTTTTGGATATGTTGTGCCATTCTCCTTAAAATTGGTTCATCATAAGGTTCACCGTTTTCATCCCTTTGTGTTAAAAGGTTCTTGATTTGGGTTTCATCTAATTTTCTTAATGGAGCATCTTTCAACCATGACGCCATTGGAGTTGGTTGTCTGTTTTTTCTACTTTCAGTTAAGATTCCACTCTTCCATTTATTGAGTGTTTCTGCTCTTTTTTGTTCGTTTGAAAGGACTTGGTCATCATTCTTTTGAACCAAGTCGTTAATTTGAGCGTCTACACTTTTAAATGCCATAAATACTCCTATTCGTGAGCGAGCTTCTTTCTCAACTCTTTTGCTCTTTTGATTTTTGCTAAAAGTTCTTCGTCTTGTGAGATTCTAATAGCATCATCGTATCCTGAAGCAAAACCAACCATTAAGCCGGTTTCTGTATCAACTAATTTATATTTTCCTTTGTTCCCAGCGTAAATATGTTCTTTTGGGTATGCTTTGGTTTCCATCGCCATTCCATTATGTAATTTTCTGGCACGAATTGGAGTTTCGCTAAATGCCCAATCTCCACTTTCGTTTTTAACATAAGGATTGTATTGAATAATGCTTCCAATATCATCAACTAATTCATTAACAATTGGTTCAGGTGTCTTAAATGCCATAACTATTTTCTCCTTGAAAGTTCTAAATCATATTCCTCTTGTTCTTCAGGAAGAATTGTCTCTCCATAACCTTTAAGAGCATCAACCATATCCCAATTACCATTTCTAACAGCACCCATAATTAATGAGTGATTAGTTCCAAATCCATTAAATCTTTGGTTAGGTTTTCCACCATTTTTAAAATGATTGTGAATATAATCTAAATCATTGCTTGTAGCTGCGGTCCATAAAGGAGAATCTCCAAAATATATGGAGTCGTCCGATAATTTGTTAACCATTGGTTCAACTGTTTTGTATGCCATATTATTTAAATCTCCTCTTCCATGCACTTTCTAAAGCACGATTATAAATATCATTTAATGCTTCTCTTTCTAAATACCCATATTGATTCGCAAATTCAGGATATGCTCTCGCATCAAAATCTTCGTAAGTTTCGTTTTCTACTTTTGGAAGTTTATCAAAAAAAGCATCGATTTCATTTGTTAGATTTAAAGTTCTATTATCTAAATCAATAATGTGATTTGCTTGTTCATTTGGATTTTTAAATGCCATATTAATAACCTCTTAATTTTTTAATTAAATCTGCTTTCGATTGCTCTCTTGCTCTTTTTATAGGATACCATTCTCCCCAAGAGTCTAATTCATTATCGCCTTCTAAAACAGAAATATCAAAGTCAGAATTATATTTGTCCATCGATGGAGAAAACATAGCAGTTTTGCCATTTCCTAAATCAAATTCCTTTTCATAGTCTAATTTTTCATCATAGAGTTCATCAAGAAAATCAGATAATTCACTATCTTCTAAATTATTGACTATTGGTTGAATTGTCTTAACCGCCATATTTATACCTCAATTCTGTATTTATACCAAGCATAGCCGTTTTTTTCGCAATATGCTTTGTATCTTTGTGTTAATTGTGCGATCTGGAATTTAAGTTGCTTAGCCGCAGCTTTATCACCTAACTCATTATACAACACGAGTTGTTTTTTCTTCAATCTTATTGTTCGTTCCATTTCACGGATCTTGTTCTCAATTTCTCTTTGTTGTTCAAGTTCTTCTTGTGAAAACTCTTTTGGAGCAACCGTTCCAGGTTTGTATGGAATAAGTCTATGCCTACAATTAAAACCGCAAATAATGTTGTTGTGTGAAACAGAAAAACTCCCACTTTTGCTTTTGTAAACAGTTTCAACATCCATAATATCAGGGAGCGAATAAACTTTATGCCCATCAACTGTGCCAACTAAAAAGCTGCTTTTGTCATAACGATATGTTTTAGCATTAACTTCTTTTTGTGGGTTTGACGCATGTCCATTAATAACAACGAGTGAACCTTGCCATACAGCACACCTTTTGCTTGCGTTTGGGTGCGAACTAATCCAAGCATATTGCACTCCTTCAACTCTTAAATTCTGTAAGTTTTGCATTTGGTTTTCATAGCGAACATCGAGTTCTGCTTTTTGCCATAGCAAGATTGGTTTCTTTCCTGGTTCTTGAGTCGTGATTGGTTCATTAGCAAGTCGATTCAATTCAAATTTAACTTGTTGTGGGTAATTTACAACATTTGGATAACCTTTTGCCTCGCTCCATAATTTCTTACTTTGAATTAAGTCAAGAGCTTCTTTTGGGTTTCTCACAAGTGGTGCTTTATACTCGCTTGGAATTGAACCAACCAACTTTTCTCTTACATCTTGGAAAGCATTGAGCGGATCATCGTAATACTTTTTAACAAACAAATTGCTCTTGATCTGTAATGCTCTCATATATTGTTCTCTGTCTTGTAGTTCAACAGGAACTTTTTTATCGACATCAGCTATAATTTGAGCAATGGATAATAACAATAAATATTTGCTTTTCCTAAATAAAAAAGCAGCGAAGATGAGTTCTTTTATCTTCGTTTCTGCTCTTTCAAAAATTGGTAAGAAAGTGCTTTGATATAGTGAATTTGTGTAAACATCCTTTAGAACAGGAGTTTTATATACTTGTTGTGCCATCTAAATCACCGTTTCCACCGCCAAGTTCTGTATCCATTGGTGCTTGCATTTGTGCCATCATCATTTTCATTTCTTGCTCTTGTGCTTTTTTGACTTGACCTTGAATTTCCTCTTCATCCATATCTGGATTAAGTTCACGAATAGCATCTTCTGTATCAATGAATCCTTCTTGACGTTTCTTTGTAACTCTATCAAGAATTCTATCTTTGTTAATTAAACTTGGTGACGCAAATTCAATGTGAATATTAGCGGTTTTTCCATAGTAATTAAGAGTTGTTTCCAATAATCTATCGAGTGGTTCAATAAAGTATGATCTGGTTAAATTAATGAATGAAATGGAAATATCATCTTCACTATCAATTTGAGTAGCTGTTTGTTGAACTTGTCCAACCGCAAGGAAAGAATTAAGAATTTTTGGACTCATTCCCCATTTGGTTGCGATATTCTTTAAACAGTTTTCTTTAATTAATTGCCACTCTTGAGCACGAGTTTCAAATTGTTCGACAATTGCTTTTTGGTCTTCTGGGTTAACGCCTTTCATTGTTTCAATTTTATCAGGCATACCTTGTAGCGGACTCTCTGGAATAAATGGAGGCATAACAGGAGTATTGACCGCATTTGCATCTCCAGGAATTGT